TGAAGAAAAACAATTGTTCGAAAAGTTTAGGGTTAGATACTTAGGTAAAAAAAGAGGCTTAGATACAGAATTTACTAATTTTAGAAAGAAACATAAAGATTGGAAGAAAGTATTACCAATTCTTGCAGATTTGACATTAGACTTTAACGAAACAGAGAGAAGATTTATTCCACATTTACAAACATTTATTAATGGGCGTAATTGGGAAATGATGTTAGAAGGTAAAGAAACACAACAATCCAAACCATATGGTGAGGAATTTAACTGGAGAAATGTATGAGCAAAATGGGAAACCTAAGAATAGAAGCTGAAGAACAAGTTGAATATTTTAGCAAAGCAGATTTTGTTAAAGTATTTGGTAATGGTTCAGACGAAATATGGGATCAACATCATGGTAGTAATGATCCTGAAGATTATAAAATGGAGGAAGTAAATGCAAAACATAACACTACACAGACAATTAAAAAGCAAAAAAGATTCTACTGATTCAGAAAGAGCAGTAATTGGTGGTCTTTTAATAGATCCAACATGCATTGATGAAGTTGCTGGTACTGGATTAATAACTACAGACTTTAACAGTAAAGAATTAGGCCTTTTATATCAGTATATTTTAGATATGCTTGATGAAGATGAAAAGGTTGATCCTTTATCTTTAAGAAATTGGATTGATCGAGATGGTGATCATAGTGGAGAGTGGACAGGATTTCCCTACTTAGCTACGATGATGGAAGAATGCATAGGTATAGAGAACATTGGTGTTTACTCTAACCACATTCGCACCTGTCGTATAAACAATGACATAGAGTCTTTAAAGTTTAAGATTGACTATAGTAATTATCAAGATACAGTTACTCAAATACAGTCGCTTGAGTCTGAGTTAATAGATCAAAACCAAGACTCGATGAAAACTATTGTAGGAAAAACAATAGATTACATAGAAGATGTAAATAAATATGGTACTGGTTTATCAAGTGGCTTTGAGTCATTAGATGCCCTAACCAACGGTTTTAGAGAAGGATCACTCAATGTATTAGCTGGTAGGCCAGCTATGGGAAAGTCTACATTGGCACTTAATATAGCAAGTCATCTATCTGATACAAAAAATGTGCTTTTTTTCTCACTCGAAATGAGTCAAGTCCAGTTAGCAATGAAAATGATTTCAAGTTATACTGAAATTGCACTTAATACAGTTGAAAAAGGCCATTTAAATTCTAACGATGAACAAAAATGGTATGAGGGATTAGCTAAAGTAGGCAATAAAAACATGACGATTATAGATAAGTCTGGTCTTTCTATGGCGAACATATTTTCTATGTCAAAAAAGCTAAATTCAGAGCGAAAAATTGATATAATACTTATAGATTATTTGCAGATCATGAAATACAACAAGGGTAACGAGGTTTCTGAGTTAGGAAACATAACTAGAGAGTTAAAACACCTCGCTAAACTCCTTGAGATACCCGTAATTGTACTTTCTCAGTTGAGTAGGGGGGTAGAGAGCCGAGAGAATAAAAGGCCGTTTATGAGCGATTTAAGATCTTCTGGAGAAATTGAACAAGATGCAGATTTAATCATGTTTGTTTATCGAGATGATTATTATCATGATGATTCCCCAGATCGAGGTTTAGCAGAATTGATAGTTGCTAAAAATAGAATGGGGCAATCAGGATTTGTGAAATGTAACTTTGAGGGAAAATATTCTAAATTTTCAGATCAAGAGTTAGATATTTATGGCAAACAGTAAAAGTAAAAAGATCAGAGATTCAGCAAGGGGTGAGGCTTGCACAATGAGAATTCAGGGTTGTATGCCTGATAGAGAAACCGTTGTTCTTGCCCATCTTAACGGTGCTGGTGTAGGCCTCAAAGCACTAGACATACATGGGGCATACCTATGCCTAAACTGTCATGATATATATGATGGTAGGAAAGAAGCACCACCTAACACAGATGTATCATTAGAGATGTACAGGGCAATTATCGAAACACAAAAGATTTTAGTAGAAAAAGGATTAATTAAATGAAAACAATAAAATATAAAATAGATGAAAACTTAACATTAGAGGGCGATAGATCTTTTAAAACATATTTAGGAATATTTTATATTAAATATATATTGCTTCCATATGTTGATTACATCTTAGCACCTATTTTTAGGTTTAAACTATTTTTACGAAAGTGGATAAGATGAAACAATCTTGGTTAATCTTTATGTTGATACCATTATTTGTTGTTATAATGATGATAAGTGGTTGTAGTAAATTTGAACAACAATTAAGATGTCACCCTATTGCAGAAACCGAATGTACAGGGTGGTTAGGCGATAAGCCTATTATGTTAGAAGAACAGTTATAAGAAATTAGGGTACTCTAATGTTTATATGCCCGAGGGCATGGTATTACATATTAAGTGCTTACAACTTAGGTTTTTTTTAATAATTTTTACCTAAGTCTTAATCAGTACCCTAATCTGTTATAACAAGGGGAGAGAAGCAATGGAGAAAGTAATAGAAGTAGTAAACACAATCCTAAAAAATAGATCCTTAACAATTTTCTTAGGTGTGTGTGTTGTAGCGTTATTCTTTGGATGGGTTGGTGGATAACATAAACGACAATATTAAAAACCCCTCACACTATACTCAAGGTAAGATAGAGGCTAAAACATTTATTGTTGACCAAGATATGACATGGGCAATAGGAAATGCAGTCAAGTATCTTGTTAGGTATAGATGGAAACACAAAGGTGAGGGGCGAATTCATGATCTCCGAAAGGCAGTCGAAAATATTGAAATTGAAATAGATAAACTGTTGGCACAGGATATGGTAGAATGAATGCATACAGGGTTATTCATAGAAAAGAGCCTAAACAAGAAATATTTAAGGCCTTAGTAAATGAATTTTTTAATTTAAACCCTGATTGTGATGTAGCTACAGTATCAATTAAACAAGACCAGCCTACAAGAACACAATTTCAAAATAATATCTATCATTTATGGGTTGATATTTTAAGAAAAGAGCAAGGTGAAGAAAGCAAAGAAGAATTTAAAAAAAATCTTGCTGAAAGATTTCTAGGAGATAGAGAAAAATCAAGTAAAGAATTAACTATCCCTGAATTTGTTCAATACTTAAAAGATATTGATAACTACTTCGCTAGAGAATGGGGCATTATGTTGCCTCGTAATGAAGATTATCATAAGACAATGAGTAATGAGCATAAGGCATAAACAATTAAGATTTGATAAACTAGATTCAATATCAGAAAATTTAAGGCATGCTAGAGAGTTAGCAAGAGAAGAAGATACACCAAGAGATATAGAGATCAGACTTCTTTTAGCTTTAGCAATATCTGATCTTGATAACCTAAGAGGCGAAAACTATGAGGATTACATTTGAAGTTGATCCTTGTCCAGCCTCTAGACCAAGAGTAACTCGCTGGTCTACATACTACCCTAAGAGGTATACTAAATTCAAAACCGATATGAAAGCACTAACAAGTGAGATGGAAACAACTCCCTCTGAAAAACTGTTAAGTGTTCATGTTGATTTTTATATCAGGATGCCTAAATCTTGGTCAAAGAAAAAAACGGAGAAATTAGCTAACACCTATTGCAGTAACAATTCAGATATTGACAATTATATTAAAGCGATTTTAGATGCTTTAAATGGTGTTTTATTTATTGATGATAGACAGGTAGTAGAAATATTTGCTAGAAAAATTTATAGTAAACATTCTTATATGGTTTATAAACATGAGGAGATCTATGGAAATGACGAGGTTAGAGCTATGTGATGCATTAGCAACAGATTATGCAAAAAGGGCAAAAGTATTAAGTCTTAAGTTTGATGAGGCTTATAATAAATATTTTAAAAGATGTGAAGTAAGAAGTTACGAAATTTTGTTGCAACAATTTACTATTGGAAACCTCGCTAATCCTAAAAAGATTAAACCGAAATTAAGAAGTAATGAATACATAATATCAGCATCAGATGATGATTGTGAGGATGGTGTATGCAAACTATAAATGAGAAAGAAGAAGAAAGACATCCTCCTAGACCACCCATGTCACCATTTAGTTAACGATATTCCATGTCTAATGGTCGCATTTCGCGATACAATGCAATATCTTTAGAATAAGCCTCTATAGGATCGTAATCATCTCTAGTATATGTAACACCATCTTCTACATAACTACTAATTTTTTCGTAATCTTCTAATTTTGGTACACCTTTATGGCCTAATCTGTCTTCCCAAAATTCTTCATATTCAGCTATATCTTGGTCTAATTTATCTATTCTATCGCTAATTACTTTTGTGCCAACACCAGCAATTCCAGTAAGCATAAGACCAATAGGGTTTTTTCTTACTGTTTTGCCTATATTAGTTCCTAATGTTTGTTTGTAATTACCCACACCAAACATTCCTTTTGCTACATCTTTTATAAATTCCATTAGATTCCTTTTATTATTGCATCATTCGTTTAGCTTTACGCTTAATATTTTCTTGGTTTTTAATTGCAGGTCTTTGTACTAACATAATGTTAGAAATACCATCTTGCAAGGCTCTAATTGCTTCTTCATCAAAACCTAATCTTTTTTCTAATTTTAATTGTGTTTTTGTTGGTAATCTACCATTATTGTTAATAGCATCTGCCATTGCTTTTTGAAAAACTTTATTGCTAGTTAAATTTCTCCATCTTTGCATACCATAAAATGCAGTTAAAACAAAACCACCTGATCCTCTTTCGCCTACCATTGTAGTACCTATATCTTGTGCTGTTCTTGCAACAGTCATATTAACAATAACTGACTGAGAATGTTTGGGTGCAACATTTTCATCTAAATATTGCCCTAATTTTTGTATATTAAGAAGATCATTTCTTGCATTTGGAAAAACATGCCCTAACAATTCAAAACCATCATCTTTTGCAAGTATTTTTGAAATAGATTCTGTTCCTTCATTTTCAAGTTTTCTACCTAAACTTGCCTTAATAACTTCTAAAAGTTTATTGTAAGATCCGTTGTTTGTATTTTGCCCTTGAATTAATTCTTTTGCATAACTATTTATAAAATCATCTTTAGTTTTAATGCTTTTAACACCTGTCAATTGTTTTAATTCTGGAAATGCAGTAAAATTTTGTTTTGTTAAAGCTATTTGCATATCTTTTTTCATTGCATCTAGTTTGTTGCCAGATCTTGCGTTAATTAAATTATTTGTTCTTTTGTCTATATTAAGCAAAACACTTTCAAATTGTTTTAAACGACCTAAAGAATTTTTTTCGTTAATAATATAATTTATTAAATTTCCAGATTCTTCTATTGCTTGTTGATCAAAAGCATCTGCATTATTTGTGCTTCCTTTTGCTCTAGCGTTATCTGCTAATTTGTTATATTGCAATATTTTTTCAAATTTTTTACCTATAGGTAATTTATGCAATGCAGTTTTAAAATCCGCTGTAGCAATTTGCAAAGAATCCCAAGCCAATTTATCTCCAGTAGTTGCTAAATGACTTCTTTGGTTTATTTTAAATATGTCATACATATCTTCCCATGCTTTAGCAGTAGCATTGTTACCTGTATTTCTATAACCCTGTGAAGTATCATATATTGAATTGCGTATTTGTTTAAACACTTGCTCGATATTTTTATTTGTCAACAAATCATCAGTTTCAGGGTTTCCAATTTTAAGTTTTTTAGGTTTTTTGGGTATAACTAATGCTGCAATTGCATCTGCACCTGCCCGTTCATCTATTTGCATTAACTGTGTGCCATTAGCTACAGCAATTTTATATTCTCTCACATCCTTATTATATTGCAACATAGATTTTTCATATTTTTTTAACGCAGCTTTTTTTGCTTTAATTTTATCTAAAGGAACAAGTAAATCATATAATTGTTTAATTTCTCCAGACATACTAAAAGAAGGATTATCTTTATTTTGTTTAATAATAGCTTGTACTTGTTTATTCAAGTCCATCATATTTATTTTATCCATACCTCTATATGATAAATTATTATATCCATTTGATATTTTTTCATTCATTGGATTAATAACATCATCTGTTAAAGTATTATAAAAATCTTTATTAGCACTTTTTGTAGCGTTTTGTACAACAATATTTTTTTCTAGATTCTGTACTGTGCCAATAAAAGCAGCTTCTTTACCTTTTACTGTGCCACCTTTGCCTTCTAAAGTCATAACATCTCTACCATATGCAGTAAAAAATGGTTTTTTTAATGCCCTTTGTAAATTACCGACCATAGAATTTACACCTTTATTAAGTACAGGTATTTTTTTACTGCTTACTTGTTGCAATAATTTACTTGCCCCTGTTAAAGCAACTGGTAATGTTGCAGCTAAAGCACCAGAAGCAGCCATTTCACCAACACTAAAATTATCTCTAGCATCTAAATCTATTTGAGCGTTTTGTATGTTAGCACTCTGAATCGATCCTAATGTTCCAGTATAAGCAGACATACCCACTAAAGAAGATGCTGTGTCTGATATACCTTTAAAACTAGCTTGTTTTTTTCCAATAGCACTTGCCATTGAGTTGACTACACCTTTTGTAAATGCTTTTTTACCAAGCAATCTAGCACCTTTAGCTAACCATCCAACTGTATATCCAGTACCATACATGAGGGGATCTGCTACTGTGTTTTGCCCAAAATCGATAATTTGTGATGCAAAATTTCTAGATCCTTTGCCTGTCCAATCAATTTCAGAAAAAACTTTATATGCATCTTGTGTAGCATGTAATGAAGGTAAATCAAAATCTGTATAAAACATATTGTCTAATAATAAATTACTTGCTGTAACACCTATATTTTGCTCCATAGAATTAAATCTACTAAAAGCATAATCTTTAAGTTGATAATCATTTCCTCGAAAATCATACCCCATTTCAGCTTTATGCATTGCTCTTACATCTTTAAGAAATTTTTTATCCCAAGTTAATTCATCAAAAGATATTTCAAGTTCACCTTTTAATAAATTATCGTATTGTTTTAATTTTTGCAAATCTTTTTTACCTAATTCAGTTTCCCACATAGGATCTTCTATACCATCATATTTAGACAAAATAGATTTTTGTGCATTTCTAGAAATAGATCTGTCTTTAGCACGAGTTTTAGATTCTTCTTTTGACCAAGCCGACTCAGGCGTTAATGTATTTTTAGCAAAACCAATCGCTTGTTGTGGTATTTCTCTTACAATTGGTAAAATATTTATTTCAGCCATACTACCCCTTTATGCCGTATCGATTAAGAACATTTTCACCTTGTTTTTCGTAGTCTATTTCTTCAACAATTTGATTTATTTCTATTTCATCTTGTGTTTGTCTAGCTTCTATAGCCTCTAATGTACCTTGTTCATCAAATTCATTAGTGCCGTATGCTTGTATTAAAGCAAGTCTATCTGTTTCCTCGCCATTCCATTTAGATTTATCATTTCTGTTTCTAAATTGATTAATTTGTGCATCCCATTCATAACCTGCTGGATATTCATTATCCTTTTGAATATAACCAGTAAGCCAGTTACTCATATAATCGTGTTGATTTTTTTGTTCATTTAACAAAAATCTATCAAATTCAATAATCATTGTATTAGCAGCACGACTTCTATCCATAGTTGCACCTGCACGCTCTACTAAATCTAAATCTTTATCAGAAGGAGTACCTTTTAATTTTGCCATTCTATCTAAAGTATAATCTTTAAATAGTTGCTCTAATCTATCAGTTTGTACTGTTCCTTCTTCTTGTGGCAAGCCAAAAAATTCTTGTGCAATTTTGTTTCCAGTATTAATCCAAGTTTGCCCCCATCCTGATTTAGCACCTTCTTCATATGCTCTAAGCATTTCTTCAGTTCGAATTAAATCAGTTTCAACTTGTATAGAATCTTGTGCTATCTGATTTGTTCTTTCACCAATAGATTCTCTATTAAATGCTCTTGTTTGATTTATATTAACATTGTATGGAGATGAAGCATTCATTGCAGCCATAATTTCAAATATTTCTGCATCAGTTTTTTCTGGATATCTACCTTTCCAATATTCAAAATCACCAACATCTGCACTTGTATTAAGATTGCTAGTAGTAGGATCTTCTATAGCCTTTAAAAATTCATCTGAACCAATTACTTTAGCTCTTGATAAAAGTGTTTCTTGTGGCATTCCTCGATTTGCAGGATCACTACTTAATATATCAAACGATTCAGTTATTTTGCTATTTAAAATATTTGTTTTTGCAATTGTTTCAGGATTAGTAACACTTGTTGAATTTGCAGATTGGCCTGATTCAGTCCATTTTTTATTCCAATCCATAATTGTCATTGTTCCACCTTTGCCAATATAATCTGAACTGTTTATAAAATTATCTAATGATTGTTCTTTTGCTGATAATCTTGTTTGAGTATCTTCTACTGGTGCTCTGCCAGCAGCACTCCATTCTGTTTCAAAATCAACAATTGATTTTTTACCACCTTGATATTCAGGACTAACTAAAAATTCTTGTAAAGCAATATTTTTGGCAGTCATATTATCTGGTTGTTTTTCTTCCCTTCCAGCTTTGCTCCACTCTCTTTCAAAATCAATTGCAGTCAATTTTCCTGATTTATAATCAGGTCTTAGTTGATATTGTTTAAATGCTTCTTGTTTTGCTGTTAAAGGAGTTTTACTTCCTGTTATTTTAAATTCTTTATACCATTCTTTAAATCCTTCAGGATTTGGATTAGTTGTCATTTCAGAATATTCTTTATATGCAGTAGATTTAGTAGGTAATTGTGATCTAATATCATTAGCCATTTTCATAGCTTCTTTAGCTTCACCATATAATTCTGCTTGATTCATTAAATTTGAAAGTTGTATATATTCATCAACAGTATCTGGCTCTGGAATTTGCTGCATTATTGCTTGTAATTTTTGCATCCTAACTATTCTAGGATCAATTGCTTCTTTTTCACCTGTAAGCATTCTGCCAAGTCCAGCATACATATTGCCTTTACCTCTGCCAATATCTCTTGCATTAGCCAACATCATACCGCCCTGAACACTAGCTAACTTATAAGAGTCATCTAGAAAACTTTTTTCTGTTGCTGCCTGTTCATCCGCAATTTGTTGCTGAACCCCGTAAATATCGTTAGTGTATGTTGTCATTATTTTCTCCTACCCAAAAAGGAAACCTGAAGCAGCCGATGAAACTTGTGGTGGAACTCCAAGTGCTGCACCACCTACTTGAAATATACTATTCCAAAACTTACTTTTGCCTTTTCTTTTTTCCATCGCTTCACCAGCTAATTGATCTTGTAATCTTGTTTCTGCTAAAGATCGCCTATCTAAATTAGCAGTTGGATTAGAAAGTTGCATTTGAGTTCCTAAAAATTGATTACCTTGATCTGCTATACCTGTAAGCATATTATATTGGCCAGTTGATCTAGATAAATTGTTATCAATAAGTGCTTGTGATTCACTAAACGCTTGATTCATTGCACCCAATTTAAGTCTATTAGTAGAAGCATCTGTATTCATTTGATTCATAAACTGTTGAGTAGAAGAAGCACCTGTATTTACTTCTCTTGCCCTTCTTAATTGATCGGCTACTGCTAATTCTTCTTCATAAATACCCATCATATCGCCATATCGTGATTTTTGAGCATCTCTCCAACCACCACTTGCAAGATCCTCTGCTGCTTGGCCAAACATACCCTGCCTTCTTATAGCATCTTCACGAATTTTTGTATAATCATCATCTAATTCTGCTGTTAATGCCCATGTGCCATCTGGATTTTGTGTCCACTTATTACTACCACCAATATAATTAAGCTCTGGAGTTGATTTCTGCCAAGCCTCTTTAGCTAAAGCGGTGTTAGCAGCAATGTCTTGCCGACCATATTGACCAGCATCAGCACCACCACCAAAATAACCACCACCACCACCATTAATAGCTGGGCTTGGTCTAGCGTTTATTTGAAATTTACTGGCATCTTTTTTATGGTTGTAAGGTCTTTTATATTTATTTTGAAAATTTCCTGATCCTACTCCTAAATCCATCATTGGCATATCTCTATCTCCTAATTATTATGCTGTTCTACGCCACATATAAACTGTGATGCTTGGTTGTATGTTATTGTGTGCTGAACCACCACCAGTAGAACCTGTGTTAGTTGTTGCTGCTCCCCTAAGTCCATTAATATCGTGAATACTCATATTCTCAGATGTAGTTGATTTACCATAAGTGTGAGTGTGAGCAGGCATTTCAGCAATTGACAAAGTATGTGTTTCAGCACCTTGTTCTTCACCAAGTGTATCAAATGTACCACTAGCTGCTTTACCAACTGGCACTCTACCTGCTGCATATGCTACCCAAGTTCCAAATCCAAGAAGTGTAGCTGGGTTTGTGGAAACTGCTGCATTAAAATAAATAGAACCAACTGGATAAACTAAAGCATTAATTGTTGCTGCTGTTAATGCAGATGTAACAAAAGCAGTTGTAGCCACTTGAGTTGTATTTGTTCCTGCGTTTGCTGTTGTAGCACTAAATGCTTGAGAAGCACTACCTGCCAGATCAGCCTTAGTGTTTACTGCTGTTTGTACTGCTGTAAACTCAGTATTAAAATCTGCACCAGATATTACTTTTCCTGCATCAGAATCTGCTAGTGCATCTTTGCCAGACCATCCGACAGCTATAGTATAGTTTGCCATTATCTTATTTTTCCTTGTTTATGTAATAAAGTTAAGTCTTGTAAAGAAGCATAAGTTACATTCAGTTCAATATCTATCTCTAGTTTAAGGTTTTTTGCCGAACCAGTTAACGGTGTTTTGTAT